TATTAAGATAAGGGTTGTTGACAAGATAAAGCTTGCCAACGAGCTTCTAAAGAGTAAGAGGCTGAGAAGGGAAAAGAACAAGAGGGAGCACGAGAAGAACCTAATAAAACAGAATGGTGAGACACAGCAACAGGTTGCACAGGCTGCAGCACAGGCTAGGGCTCAGGAGTTACAAGCTAAGTCTCAGGCAGAACTAATGGTTCTAGAGGCTAAGTCTAGCTTCAAGATGAAGGAGATGGAGAAGGAGGCTGAGGTTAAGGCACTGCTCATGGAGAAGGAGTTTCAGTACAATATGGTTCTTGCAGGTGCTACAGAGCAGGCTGCCATGGGGAAGGAGAAGTACAAGGAGGACAGGAAGGATACCCGTCAGGATAAGGCTGGAAGCAACCAGTCACAGCTCAATATAGATAAGGAGGTAGGGAACAAGGTGCCAAGGAAGTTTGAGTCCTCTGTCGATAATATAACTGGAAGTATGGAGCTTGGACAGCAGGCACCATCATAAAAAACAGGTATACGCTTAAATTACATACTTTTGTAGAACAATAAATTAAAATATACTATAAAATGGCAGGAGGTCTATCAATGAAGACTTTTGGTAACGAGGATAAGACAAGGACAGCCTTGGATTTATCAGGTCTGGATAAGAATCCAAACTACAAACCAGAAGCACAAGAGGGAGTACAAGATACAGCACAAGAGGGAGCACAAGATGTAGCCCCAGAGGTAAAAGAAGAAATAAAGGACACCCCACCCGTTTCGGAGGGGGTACCAGATAAGATAGAGGGGGATAAGACCCCTGAAGTAACAGGCTCTCAGGAGTCTGATGTGAGTAAGGAGAGCAAGCTAGAGTTAACAGATGAGCTAGTTCAGTCATACCTAAGCGAGAAGCTAGGGAAAGAAATAGACATGAACACATTAGGTCAGAATACTGATGACCCATTTGCATCCGACCCTTATATGAAGGAACTCCAAGAGTGGAGAACCAAAACAAATAGACCAATAGAGGATTGGGTTAAGTTTCAGAAGGATTATGATAAGTTTGATGACTTGGATATTGCAAGAGAGTTTCTGCAAATAGAATATCCAACATTCAATGCTGAAGAAATCAATCTAGAGCTTGAACAATATGTAGCTACTGACATGGACTTAGATGAAGAGTCTGCTAAGAAGTCACTCAATTTAAAGAAGTATGCTATAAAAGGCAGGGCTGCTTTAAATGAATTAAAGGGTGAGCTTGGTAACTTTCAGACTAAGGACTTGAGTCCAGATGTTCAACAAAAGGTCCAGTATGCTGATGACATACAGAAACAAATCTCAAAGTCCGTAGAGGAAAATGCCAGCTATAAGAAGGGTATAACCTCCTCAGCAATGAGCACAGAGTCAATCAAGATTAACCTAGGGGGAGACCTCAGCTTAGATTTTTTGATGAGTGAGGATGAGAGAAAGAGTCTTCCAGAGACAATAGAGACAATGCCTCATTGGAGAAAGGAAGACGGGAGCTGGAATCATCAAGCGGTTGTGGAGGATGGTATCAAGATAAAGTATTTTGATAAGATAGTCCAGATGGCTTTTGAACAAGGGCAGGGTACAGGTGCAGAGAATGTAGTTAAAGGTGCCAAGAACATTACCCTAAGCAAGGATGGAATAGCATCCAAGGGAAGTGGACAGGACAACACCCAAAGAAAGGGTGGGGTCGAAGGTGGTACCGACAAGTTATTTGGTCGAAACGCTGGATTGACAATGAAATTCGGTGGGAAGTAACTTAATTTTAAAATAAACAAAAAATGGCTTTAGATAGCACACCCACATTTAGCGTAGAGCCTTCCTCAAAGAAGACACCTCTACAGACAAATTATATATCTTACTTTGACTATTCAAGTCAATTTGATGCAGAAACTCACGAAAAGATTGCCAAGATTTATGGCTCTCAATCAGTTAGTGGTATGCTTTACATGCTTGGTGCAGAAAGTGCCATGGCATCTGACAAGTATATATGGACAGAAGAAGGACGCTTGCACACAGTTTACACTGATGTAGCACGTTCAAGTGCAGTCTTTACAAAGGCTGGTCACGTATTTAGAGTTGGTGAGACAGTTCACCTTTCTAGTGGCTCAGTTAAGCGTAGAGGACGTATTACCGCAGTAGACGCAACTACTTTTACAGTGTCTGCCTACAAAGGAGCAGGGCTTGGAGCATTAGCAACAACTAACGTGGTTGCATTTATAGATGGTTCTGAGTTTGGTAAAGGGACAGACGGAATGGTAGGAAGTCTTTCAACAGACTTTACTATCTTGGATAACAAACCAATCATCATGAAGGACAAGTTCGAGGTGAACGGTTCTGATGTTGCTCAGATTACTTGGGTACAGACTGATGCTGGTAATTATTTCTGGTTCCTACAGGACCAAATTGATACTCGACGTAGATGGGAAGACCGCTTAGAATTAGCTCTAGTTAATGGGGAGAAGGCTGAGGCTGGTTCCGCTGCTGAGGCTGATGGTACCACTGGTACAGAGGGTCTTTTTGAATCAATTGGTGAGAGAGGTAACACATTTGCAGGTACAGCAGGTACCTTAGCAGAGTGGGATACAATTATCAAACGTTTTGATAACCAAGGAAAGATTCAGGATTACATGCTCTATGCAGATAGAGACCAATCATTGGCTATTGATAATCTTTTAGGTGCCTTAAACGCTGGTTACAGTGGGGGTATCTCTTACGGGATTTTCAACAATGACGAGAACATGGCTGTAAACTTAGGATTTAAAGGGTTTACAAGAGGTACATACAACATCTTCAAGACAGACTGGAAGCTATTAAACGACCCAACCTTGCTAGGTGCAGTCGCTGATGCAGCCAAGGTTCGTGGAGTCCTAATTCCTACTGGAACTAAGGAGGTATACGAAGGTGAGTACAATGGTATGGGAGCAGGTACAAAGGTAACCACACCATTCCTACAGATGAAGTACAGAGCTTCTCAGTCAGAGAATCGTAAGTACAAGACATGGTTGACAGGTAATATCTTCGGAGTCCACACAGATGACCAAGATGTTATGAGAGAGAATCACCTTTCAGAGAGAATGTTGTGCACTACTGGTGCAAACAACTTCATGCTTTTTGAGGGAACTTGATTCCTAGTTAGTATAAGTATCCAAGGGGGACTGGTTAAGTTCAGTTCCCCTTTTTTAATATAATAGAATCTAAATATAATAAAATGGCAGTAGCAAAGAGTGCAGCGGTAAACACGCTGAAGAAAAAAACAGTAAAACCAGTAGCCAAGCTACGGGATAAATCATACAGACTCACAGACAACAAGTCGGGTGAGGCTTCAATACAAAAGTCAGGGGTAGGTGGTTCTTTAACCGTACTCGGACTGGTAAAGGGGAAACAGGTCAGGAGAGCTATCCGACACTGCCCAAACCAACCTTCAATATATGTGGATGAGCAGGATGAGCATGCGGTGATAGCACCAATCATATTCATCAATGGTCAGCTTCATGTAAAGGCAAGTCAACCCATAACACAGGAGTTCTTGGACATGTCACCAGACAATGTTGACAACGGTGGTGTACGTTACGAGTACATTAACGATGAGATAGAGGCTTCAGAGTCCATTGTGGATGAGGAGTTGAAGACTGATGTAAGGGTTATGATAAGGGAAGTAGCAAAAGAGGATGGTGGTATAGACAAGCTATCCGCAGTTGTTGCCGTACTAAAGGGCTCTGTCACCATAGCATCTAGGATGCTTATTGGGGAGCTTAAGAGGGTTCTATACAACGAGGTGGATGAAAATGTATCCTACTTTGTGAATGATATGGGTGATGTGACCATATTTGATGATGAGGACATACAGCGCAAGTATATGACGCTCAAGGCTATCAATGATGGTATCATCAAGAAATCACCAACAGGCAAGACGATGCTCTGGTCAAAGGACAATGCAGCTATATGTACTGCCCCAGCAAGTATAAACCTTACAGACTTCTTCTCTAGCTACCTAGGGACAGATGATGGAATGCTGGTTGTACAGGAGATTGTAAACCGAAGCTAGGTTATAATAAATATCAATAGTTTAGATAAGTCTCACTATAATGGTGGGACTTTTTTTATTAAATAAATGTGTACTTAAATTGTGTATATTTGTACTTAGTAAAAACATTAAAAATAAATAAAGAATGTTAAACCTAGTTTACGAGACCGTAAAGACCATTATCAATAAGGAACAGAATGGGCTGCTTACTCCCACTGAGTTTAATTTGGTAGCTGGTCAAGCCCAGAATGAGGTGTTTCGAGAGTACTTTGAGGACAACAACCTAGACATAAACAAAAAGAACAGGGGTGTAGCAAACAAAGGCTATGGAAACCTAGACTTCAATGTAAGACAAAGAATCTCAAACTTTGCTGCAAGTACTACACTGCTAAGGGATACATCAACAACAAACAATTACTGGGGATTGTTTACACTCCCTACAGATTTATACCTTGTAGAGGATGATGGTATAATGTCACTCCCTGCACCTGTAGAGGGGGATTCTGGTCCAGAGTACACCGTCACACCGTCTAATTCTAAGGTTATAGAGGAGGTGGATAGGAGCAGGTTGAACTATATACTCAACTCAGAGATAGCCCCTACAGCCACATTCCCTATATACACAAGGGAGGATAGTACTATCAGAGTGTACCCACAGAGTATACCATACATAAATGTGGAGTACATAAGAAAACCCCTGCAACCAAACTGGACATACACTACAGTTACAGGTACTGATGGTGCTGTGTCAGAGCTTCACAACCCTGCAAATGTATCGTTTCAGGACCTTGAACTTGATGAT